CATCATTCCATGTGGGCACAGACATTGTTTAAAAATCTTCTTGGAAGATGACACAACTGATTTCTGAATAAAAATATGTCTTTTAATATGTTGGCGAAAAAGTTCTAAGACTTCGGCCACAGTGATGTTGACAGCTTCTTTTCTTCCTTCAGCAGTTTCATAATACAATGATCTTTCCATGAATGCTTTGCCCGTACCTGTTTCATCGCGAGGATCATAAAACTCATATGCAGAGAATTCCCAAGCATCCGGGAATAAATTCCCTTCTTTGGCATCCTTTGCGAGTTTAGCTCCATCAATGAACAAAGATCCAGGGCGTCTGTATTCTTCTTTAACAGTCGCATGCAAATGAATTGGAAATCGGCGCAAAATTGACACAGGTTCGTTGGAATAAGTGGAAGCATCCAAATCGTACACATTAGTTGTTGCAGCAACAACTTTTGGCTTGATTTGGATTTTTCCTTTGAGCTCCGCCTCCGCAACAATTGCTGTGCGGGCAACATTGTTAATGAAATTAATAATGTTGACGGAGGGATTCACTTGCGTAGTCTTCGCTTTCGCGTTAGCAAGATCATCCATCAGGACTGCTTGAATGTGAGATTTGTAATCCGAATGATATTTATCCATCTCATTCAGAGTGCAAATGGAATTAGGATCAACTTCATAATCCGCAACTCCTTCCTCACGCGCAATAGCTTGGAGTGCAAATGTGATCAAATTGTTCACAATTGTGCTCTTTCCAATACCAGAAGCTCCGTAAATCAAAAAAGAAAATGGGGCTTCGCGCAAACCACCACTTGTACGCACCAATTGAAAATCAGTGTGCAACTTGAGTAGTTTTTCCAAGCAACGATTCATGATTTGCCGGTCATGTCCGGTGGCTGATTTTGTGATAACTTTGCAATCATCAATGACTTTCAAAAGTTCTCTTTCAAAATCGGCCTCGCTGGCCCAAGGGCAATCTTCATTGATCCCTTTCCAGCTCCCGATCTTCACATAATCAAAATTCGTGATGATGCGATTGTATCTTTCCTGAAATTCCCAAGCGGCATCGTCTTCAAAAAAGAATGGATCCAAAGATCCAGTCTCAAAGCAACGATAACCTCTTTCAACGAAAAATTTCATTGTGGAAATAACAACCTCCAAGAGATCGGTGCATGTTTTACGTCCTTTGGACGCTTGCAAGTGGAACAATTGCATACCGGAATAAGACCAGGACAAAGTCTTTGATTCCGATAAAAATCCAAGTGCAAGAAGGGTTGTGATAAGTTTGTAAACTTTATCAACAACGGGAGAGTTCTTCAAAGTTTCCCAAGACTTCAAAGCAGTATCAAAAATACCGGATTGAGAAGTCCAATTGATGTGCCCCAAATCATCACCGCAAATTGCGTCAATGATTTGTGCGAGAAGTGACTCTTCCTTGCAATACAACTTTGCAAACATTGTGACAATAGCCACGAATTGCGTTGTTGATTTGCAGTCCTTGAGTGCCAAGAAAAGGAGAATTAAGTTCTCTCCCCAATTCAAGACGAGCTGTGTAGCAGAATCCTGAGTCTGCAAACACAGATTTTTCCAAGTTTTTGCCAAATGGCAATAGCCCTCGGAAAGAAGCTTTTGATATCCAGAATGGCTTCTCATTTGGATAGCAGTGATCTTCTTCACTGCACGTTCGGTTTTGGCACGTAATAAGTTCTTCTGCCGTTCAATGCGCATAGCGCGGAGGCGCTTTTGAAATTTAGCGCGGGAAGCCATCTTGGCGTTGTGGGTGTCGTTTCGTAGTTCGCTGTTCATCATGTTATTGTTTAAAACCGATGAACCTTTGCGAACTCAAAACAAACAGATGTTTGTTTTAAAGTTCAACAAACGGGACACGTTTTAACAAGGTATAAATACCAAGCGTATGATTTATGCCTAGGAGCAAGCTCCTTCAAAGCAACTAAATCCGTGACCCTAAGGTTCCCTGTGACTAATAAACCGTAGTGTTTCATCCCAGGTGTGGTGTAGTGGCTAGTTCTTTATATATACACAAACTAGCAAAAAGCGTCTTCAGCACGTATGCTGGATACTATCTAATTCCGGTTCTTCCGTCTAAAAGATAGGGTTTCAGCCAACCTTGCTGCTCATTCGTTCACAATCACGTAGAGCTACCTCGTTATTTTATAGTCTAATAGACTCTTAGTCCAATAGGATCAATCCTTGCGGGTATGACTATTGGGTTTGGTTACCTCCGAGGAGGTGTAAATCACCGCTAGGCACTGGTGATAAACTAAAAACCTTTTGTTCAGCAAAAATCTCGGTAGTGCTGATCTACCTCACATCCAATCTACGTTACGCTCGAAGCGTAATGCTCTATAGTTAGAGGACGAATTATTTATACACGTTTATTCGTGTTGCACTTAAAGTGCATGTTTGTCCCTAGTGCGTGGGACAAGGGGGCGGCGGGGTGTTCGGAACCTCTCGGTTCCTAGAAATATCTTATGTTCCCGGCCAAAGAAACATAAAACAGGCTAAGTAATAATATACTAAAGCTAATCTCAAGATACGAATTGTATTGATCGAGAAAATGGGAGTCGAAACTCCCAAACTCGATTATACATTATATTCGTTCAAGAGTATCAACTATGTGTAGCATAGAATTAAATACCCAATATCGCTGCAGGAGATAATCT